TCAATTTATTAATTGTGTGCAAGATATAAACGGCATTTGGTTTACCTTTTTTACAGACGAAGACAAGGCAATCATTGCCACAACGGATATAGCTTGGATTTTGGAATGTGAGCAATTGGAATACATACCGCCTATCTCAGTTAATCCTTTTGACAACTAAAAAGAAATAAATTTTTAACGTTAAAAACTTTATAAAATGGCAGCATTTTCAAATTACATGGAGGACGCGATTACAGCGTGGATAAATGGAACTACTTTTCCTGCAGCTCCTACAAATACTTATGTGCAATTATACAGTCAAGACCCTACCGATGCAGGTTCATCAACTGGTGCATTGTTTACGCGTGTTACTTACGCGGCTACAGGATGGACAAGAGGTACAGGTGGCGCAGGTACTTTGTCTAATACAAATGCAATCACTATGCAAGCAAGCGCAGGTAGCGCGGTTACAGCTTCTCACTTTGCCGTATTTGATGCAGCTACAAGTGGTAATTTATTATTTTATGGTGCTTTAAGTGCATCTAAAAGTATTGCCATTGGTGACGAAGTAAAATTTAATGCTTTGCAGCTTACTTTAACTGTAGCCTAAAAATATTCCTGCCTTGAAATATAGGCAGGATAAAATATTATTATGTCAATATCAAGAAGTAAATTAAACAGGCTTAGGGCGCTCGAAAACGAGACTCAAAAGAAAACAACTAAAGCAGGTAAACTCTTTAAGATGTACAACTTTGCAAAGTCTGTTACTGAACTTGATGACATGATAAATAAGGTTACAAAAGAAAAGAGAAAAGAAATATCTGATGTAGCCGCACCAATAGCATTAAAGGTCTATAAATCTTTTGTTCCACGTTCAAATAAACCACATAAGTTTTATTCTCGTGGAATGGACAGAGGTAGTGGCCCGAAATACCACATTGAACCAGGCAACCTTAGACGTTCTATTCAAAATATTTCAGATAGAAAATCATGGAAGGCTTTATTAACTTCTGTTGGCCCTTTATACGGTGATGCTGGTATAGATGTCAAACTTAGCAGCGAAGATAAGACAGATGGCTTTTATGCGCACATGGTTTTTGGAAGTACAAAAGCATGGATTAGTAAAGTAAGAAACAAGGCAGAAAAAGCAAGTCAAAACGCGGTAATTAATAAAATGTCATCAATGGCATTAAAGTACATGAAAGAGTATCCTCGTCAATTTTGGGAGTTATGATAGGAAAATTAATATATAGCAGGTTATCAACTGACGGGGCAATATTAGCCTATGTTGGTAGTAAAATATACCCTGATATTGTTCCGCAAAATGTTCAGTATCCTTTTGTTGTTTACACTATCACAAATAGCACTCCAGTTGATTACAAATACGGGCAAAGCAACTTAGAAGAAATTGAAATACAAGTAGATGTTTACACGCAAAACTACGACGATACGCAAGATTTAGCCAACCTTATTAGAAATAGATTGGACAGATTTGTTGGTACTGTCGAAGGCGTGGAAGTTCAAAGTATAAAATATACTGCATCTGATTCACAAGTTTACAATGCTGAACTATCTGTATATTGGATGAGTGTTGATTTTTTAGCAAAAATGAAAAGATGAAACTAAGACTTTTAAAAGAATGGAACGGAAAAGCACCGGGTAAAGTAGGTGTTTTTCTTTCTGAACAAGGCGAAATAATGGTAAAGGATGGGATTGCAGAATTACTTGATGAAGACTTTGTTGTTGAACAAATGCCACAAAAAGAAGAGACTCAGCAAGAACCAAGGTACATTCCTATACCAGTGCCTATGTCATATTTTAATGACGAAGAGCAAGAAGAAAATATTACTAAACCAAAAAATAAATAATCATGCCAACTACTGGAATAATTAATGGTACTTTAATGCGGCTTTATAAAGATGCCGTCGCTATTGGCTACGCGACATCTTGCCAAATGAACATTTCATCTGCTATGCGTGAAATTCTCACAAAGGATTCAGCGGCTGGAGGATGGAGAGAAGTTAAGAAAGGGCAACTTTCGGGAACACTTTCTACAGAGGCGTTATATGCTGGACCGGGCGATGCTTCAACAAACTATTTGTTTGATGATTTATTTACCGACCTTGTCGCTGGTACTGCATTAACGATTAAATTTACTACCGACGTTGTGGGTGATAATGTTTACACGATGAGTGCCATTTGTACATCATTAGACCTTAACGCTGGCGTGGAAGAGAATGTAAGCTATTCGGCATCATTTGAAGTTACGGGAGCAATCGTGAAGACAACTAAAGCATAATTTAAAAATTACCTAAAATGAAAACAATAAAAATAGCTAATGCGGACATTCCAATTAAATTTGGTATGTTCGTTTTAGGTACATTTTTAAGGGAAAGGAAGCTAAAACTTAGTGACCTTTCCCAACTTGGCGAAGATTTATTGCTTGCCCTTGAACTTGCTTTTGCAGGTGTTCAACAAGGGTACAAAGCTAAAGGAGAAAAATGTCCTTATGACTTACAATCTTTTTGCGATTTGGTTGATACTGACATGGGAGGCATAACTCGCATAATGGAAATGATTTCAAATGAGATTTCACCTCCAGAAGATGAGAGCGAAAAAAACGTAGTGGCGAAGGCGGAGAACTCACCCTTGAATACATCGAACGCTTTTGTTTCGGAGTTTTAAGATTCCCTCCTTCGCAATACAATGACATGAGTTTTAGGGAGGTTGTTATGGCTATGCAAGGCTATAACAATCACTTTGAACAACAAGAGCAAACAGAATGGGAAAGGATTAGGTGGCAGACAACTTTATTGCTAAATGTCCATACGGCAAAAGGTAAGAGTTTAAAGCCAAAAGATTTAATCGAATTTCCATGGGAAAATCCTACTAAAAAAGAAACTAAAAGAAGTTTGACAAATAACGACAAGTCAATATTTGACAAATGGGATAAAGAAGCATAAATGGCAATAGGTAAACTACTTTTAAAGCTGGGGATTGATACTACTAATCTTGATAAAGAGTTAGGTAAGGTAGAAAAATCTATGACAAGATTTGGACAAAATATGTCTAATCTTGGTTCAACTTTAACCCAGTCATTGACACTACCTATTATTGGTGTCGGTGCGGCTGCTTTAAAATCTTTTGCGGATATGGAAAAGCTGCAAAATGGTTTAGTTGCCATTATGGGAAGTAGTGAAGAAGCAGCTATTGAATTAGAAAAACTACGAAAAGTTGCCGAGAATCCTGGTCTTGCTTTACCCGAAGTTGTTAAGGCTTCGGCTTCATTGCAATCTGTAGGAATGAGTGCCGACGCTGCAAGGGAAACTATAACACAATTTGGTAATGCTGTAGCAAGGGCAGGAGGTACAGCAGAACAGTTTAGCGGAGTTACTTTAGCTTTAAGTCAAATAAGCGCGGTTGGTAAGGTGACACAAGAAGACCTTAACCAGATAAAAGAAAGGCTTCCTGAATTTGCGCGTGTAATGAAAGAAGAATTTGGAACTGTAACGGCCGAAGGTATTAGAGCCATTGGTGTAAATAGTGAAGAATTTATAACACGATCGGTATCAGCTTTAAGTAAATTAGAACGAGCCAATGGAGGCTTAGGTAATGCTTTTGACAATTTAAAAGATAACGTTACAAATAGTCTTGCTGAACTTGGTAAAGCTATAAATAACAGTTTAAATTTAGAGGCAGTATTTACGGCTTTATCTGAAAAGATAAACTACTTAGTAGAAGGATTTAAAGGTCTTAATCCTGCCACTCAAGAATTTATCGTAAAAACTGCTTTGATTGTTGCGGCTATCGGGCCCGCAATATTTATAGTTGGTAAATTAATTACCACATTTGGAGCGCTTGCAGGAACTATACGATTAATAAGAACTACAATTTTATTAATGAGTAGTGCAATATCTACGGCTTTTGCTTCTATACTCGCTAATCCTGTTATTCTTGCTGTTGTGGCTGCTATCGCTGCCGTTGGTGCGATTGCTTTATACGTTTACGATAACTGGAAAGCGTTTAGCGATAATTTTAAAAATATTTGGATAAATATCAAGAACTCCGTCATGCAGGGAGTTACTTTTGTTTTAAGTAAATTAGATACTTTACAAAAGGCATTAGGTTTAGATTTGTTTGATTTATCTGGTATGACAAAGTATCAGGAAGAACAAAGAATAGTTGCAGCTGAATTTAAAACAATAGGTGAAACAGTTGATAGTCTTAAAGGTAAATTTAAAAGTTTATTTACCGCTACGGCTAAACCAACAACAGGAGGAGGTAGTGTAGTACCAACAGATGATACAGAATCCGCAGCAACTACAATGATTGGTGGCGGTGGAGGTGGTAGTAAAGTACAAACACAACTTAAAAATGAAACACTATCACCTACAAATTTACTTCCTACAATAGGTAAATTACCTGAACAGTTAAGAAGCGTTACAGCCGAAACACAAAGAGCGAAAGAAGAAACTGATGCTTTTACTAAAGCACAAGAAGCGGCTGGCAAAGCTATACAAATTACCGACGACACTATTGGGCGATTAAAAAAAGGATTAGAGGATTTAAATAATGGTTTAAAAAATATAATAGAAGGTACTTTAAATGATTTATCTGTTGCGATGGGTGAACAGTTAGCCAACGCATTAAGTGGGGCAGGTTTTAATATAAAATCATTTTTACTACCTGTAGCGGAAGCAGTTATTAGTTTTGGTAAATTAGCCATACAAGTAGGTATAGCGGCATTAGGTATTAAAACGGCTCTTAAATCATTAAATCCTGCCATTGCTATTGCTGGTGGTATTGCTTTAGTTGCTTTAGGTACATTAGTTAAAAATAGTTTAGCTGCTCCAAAACTTGCGGAAGGAGGCTTGGCCACAGGCCCAACTATGGCATTAGTTGGAGATAATCGAAACGCACGAGTTGACCCCGAGGTTATAGCACCTTTATCAAAGTTAAAAAGCATGATGGGTGATATGGGAATAGGTGGTAGCTTGGAAACAAGGATTAGTGGAAATGATTTGATTATATTGTTAAATAGGTCTCAAAAGGGATTAAGTAGAATACAGTAATGGCGGTAAGGTATCAAACGACGGTATATAACGAAAAGAGTAGAAAGATAACTGTATCTATTAATGATAAAGATTTTTCTGGTACTGTTGGCACTTTTGATACTCTTTCATTAGGCATTCAGTATGATAGCGAAAGCCAACAAGGGCAAGAAAGATTTACACCTATTATAGGCTCTCGGTGTTCATTGTCTTTATTAATAAATACCGATAATCTTCAAACGTTATTACTTGACATTGGGTTAGCTATCGAGGGTAGATTTACATTGCAGCTCACAGCCTACGAGGATGACAATACTACTATTTCATTTAGGTGGTATGGCTATATAGTTACCGATTTAGTGGAATTTGAGGACGTGCCACTATCTTTAGGTTATCAGGCTCAAATATCTGCTATTGACGGCTTAGGTTGGCTAAAAACATTGGATTATAAAAGTGCGGTTGGGCCATATAATGGGCAGGACACCGTTGTTCAGCATATTTTAAACTGCTTAAACCAATTAGATTTTGTACAAGAGAATTTAGTAGCAAATAATTTACCGGTATTACATACCGTTTTTAATTGGCATGAAAATACAACTGCATACAATGCTGCAAATGATTACGCGTTATTATCAGTTATTCAGCATCGTGCATTTTACCACAAAGACACAAAAGCTAACTACATTTATCAAAGTTGCTACGATGTTTTAAAAAAGATATGTCAA